ATAGAATCTCCAGAAGCCATAGATATGTTTATTATAAATTATTGCAGCAACACAATTCCTTTAGAACCCAGAATGGAAAAAGATGTTGTGGAAGTAGAACAATTAGAGTTAGATGATATTTCAAAAGAGGATCAGAATAATTCCAGTACGAATTCTTGTAGAACAATTCCCCCACAATTGGCTACTAAACAAATAGATGCTGGACAAGATGTAATAATTGAAGCATCTGATTATTCTGATTTTCTTCTTAAATTTTTTAATTTATTAGAAAATAATGTTTTGAAAGCAGTTGATAAAGATATAGATAAATCTTTTGTTAATAAGACTTTTGGAGAATTCTTGAAAAACTTATTCAACACAGTAAACACTTTAGCATTTGCGAATCAAGTAAAGAGATATATCAAAATTGATTTACAAGCTGGATTATTATCTGCAGAATCAGAACTCGGAATTGATATTGGATATACTGAATTATATAAAAATAAGCTTAACATTTTAGCATCACAACAAATAGACGGATATATGATTAATGGGAAAAAGTGGCCAGGAATAAAAGGAGTAACTAAAGAAATTCAAGCAGATGTAATAAAAATTGTCCAAAGTGGAATTAATGAAAAAGCTGGAATAGAAAAAATTAAAGATAATATTACAGATAAGTTTAGCAATTTTAGTGAATGGAGAAGTGAAATGATTGCAAGAACAGAAACCACTCGAATAATCAACGAGGGAAAAGTTGTTGGATATAAAGAGTCAGGAATTGAAGGTGGGAAAATTGTTTTAGTGGCTTTTGATAATAGGACGTCTGATATATGTAAAAGAATGCATAAAGAATATGGCAATAATCCTATACCAATAGATGAAAATTTCATTGACCCAGAATCTAGAAAATCTTTTAGAACTCCGCCTTTTCATGTAAATTGTAGAAGTACTATTGCTTTTCGACCTTCTTAAAAAAATGTAGAATAACAATATTTAAATATAAATTATAATTATAATGTATTATGAAAAAACATTTTATAATTTGTTCATATTGTGGAAATAAAAAAGAAAGATTTAGAAAATCGAATAAAAAAATTAACTTTTGTAATGCCTCTTGTCAATTAAAATATGAATATAAAAATAAAATTAGAAATAAAACTGAAATTGTTAAGAAAGCTCAAGAAGCTGTTATTAAAAAATCAATAGAAAAATTTAAAATTAATCCAACAACGAAAATAGGAAAAAGAGGATATTTAGAAATATATATTCCTCAAAAAAGATGGAAAAAATATCATCATTATATTTGGGAAAAATATAATAAACCTATTTCTAAAAATTATGTTATACATCATATTGATAGAAATAGATTTAATAATAATATAAATAATTTAATTATATTAACTAATTCTGAACATTCTAAAATACATGATAAAGATAGAGAAAGAGATAATTCTGGAAAATTTATTTAGTGGTATTTAAATATTAATTAATTCTAATAAAAATAAGCCAAAATAGAGTGGTATTTAAATATAAAAAGAATCAGAGGTTAAAATATGGAAATAAACAAAGGAACACATAACGCTTACAAAACAGAATTATTTATGCCAATTATGAAAGAAGCAAAAGGAAAATATGTTGCAGTTCTTTCTGATGATTCAGTAGATCGAGATGATGAAAAACTTTCTAAAAGTTGTGTTGAGAAATTAGGACATGACGATAATTATTTAGCAGCATTATGCAACCATAAAAATGATGTATTTATGCAGGTTGCAGAATGGACCAATAGAGGAATAAAAGAAATTGATGGACATTCAGCTTTAGTAGCAGAACCAAAATTTTTCATGTCAAATCCTAATGCGAAAATAATTAAAGGGATGCTTGATGAAGGAGCAAAACTTGGAATATCAATTGGAGCAATTGTAAAAAATTATGATGAAGTTAATGGAAAGAATGTATTCACAGAATTAGAATTACTTGAAGCAAGTTTTGTTGCAATTCCTAGTAATAGACATGGAAGAGCAATGGCAGTTGCTAAATCATTTAATAAAAGCGAGAAGGAGGCCAAAATGGAAAAAGAATTTACACAAAAAGATATTGATTCTGCAATTGAGAAAAAAGTCGAAGAACAAAAGACTGAATTTAATAAGCAATTAGAATCAAAAGATTCCGAGATCAGTAAGCTTCAAGATGAAATGAAGAAGTCTGAAGAAGAAAAAGAAAAAGCTACTAAAGAATCAGAAGAAGCTGCAGAAGAAGCAGAAAAAAAACTTAAAGAAATGGAAGAATCCATTGAAAAAGTTAAAAAGACAGCACTAGAAAAACAACAGTTATCCAATGAAGGTGGAGAAGAAAAAGAAACACCTGAAGATGCAGAAAAAGCATTTAGCGAAGGAAAACTTCCAGTTTTTAGGAAATAGAGGTAATGAAAAATGAAAGCAATGTTTAAATCATATGAAGATGGCTTCAGTGTCGAAAAGTGTAAAGAACGATTTGATGCTGGAAATATTGATCAAGATAGTTTTGGAGGATTTTCAAAAGAATATTATAATCCAATGGGTAGAGTAAATAAAACTATTGAAATCGCAAAAAGAAGTTATGAATTACAAAAAGCATCTATTGATTCACAAACAGGTGGATCAGGAACAGCAGGAACTGCATTAGTCCCAGTTTATCCAGATCCAAATGTAGTTAATAGAACAATCAGACAAACACCTCTAAGAAACGCAACTCCTCGAAGAGCAGTAAAAGGATTAACTTATGATTACATCCCTTTAACAGCAAAAGGTGGAGCATTTTGGGCAGCTGAAAATGGATCATTAAGTGTAGTAGAAGATACTTATGATAGACAATCTGTTGCAATAAAATATTTATATGCAAAAGGTTTAATCTCAGGACCAGCTATTGCAGGAATGAGAGGATTTATTGATCCAGCACAATTAGATTTAGGTGTAAAAACTGATAGTATTTATGAAGCTGAAGAAGATGCATTAATTAATGGAGACGCATCAACAACTCCTTTAGAACCTAGTGGTATGATTAAGTTAATCACAACTAACACTACAAATCTATCTGGTGGAAACCCAACACTTCCAGGAATTAGAGCTGAGTTGGCAACAACTTTTAATGCAAAAGGATTTCCAACAATAGCAGTAACAGATGCAACAACTCATAACTATGTAAAAGGATTACTTTTAGATATTCAAAGACAAGTATCAAATCCATCAGAGGGAATTTTAGGGTTTGGTATTCCAGATGCTTTCGAGTTTGATCAGTTAATGTTTATCAAAGACATTTTCATGCCAACCTCTGCAAGTTCTAAAAGAATTTTGTTCTTAGACATGAGATACATATTTTTCGGAGTATTACAGGATTTGACATACGAAGAGAAATATACTGATTCAGATGGATTCGTATATCTATTAAAAGAATACTTAACCGTTGTTAATACATTCGAAGCAGCATCAAGTCAAATGTATGGAATCGCTTAGGAGGGATGAAGAATGACAGCAATAGTCGAAACTTTTAGGAAAATTGGGTTTGCAGGAGATCTGAAAATTATAACAATTCAAACATCAGCAGCTGCAGCAACAGGTCACACAATTGATTTAGGATCTGATGCAGCTAATGGAAAAGGAGTTGTATTAACAGAGATTTTGAACACATATTTACAAGATGACGCTGGAACAAATGTAGCAAATTTAGCTTTTGTTCCTGCAACTGGGATTATTACCTTACCATCAGTAAGTACTGGAATCCATAATATAACTATAATAGGTTATTAAAAATGACTGCAGCACCAGAAACATTTAGGAAAATCGGATTCATAGGGGATCTGAAAATTATAACAATTCAAACTACTGCATTAGCAGCATCAACTAACACCATTGATTTGGCGACTGATGCAGCTAATGGAAAAGGAGTTGTTATGACGCAAATCTTAAATACTTATTTGCAGGATGATGCAGGAACAGATGTTGATGATGCAGCATTTGATCCAGCAACTGGAATAATAACTTTGCCTACAATAGCTACAGGAATCCATAATATAACTGTAATAGGTTATTAATTTTTTTTTATTTTTTTATTGACAACTGTATCAAACCACCTGGGATGGTTTGGTGAAAACATTTTGAGAAGCTCAAAATGTAAATGACTCCCAGGGAGAAAAAAATGGCAAACGAAGGATTTAGAACATTACCAACTGGAGGAGCAGCAGCACCACCATATACAAAAGGCCCATATAGATTCAGCGAAGATATTGAATTTGCAGGACAGGCAAGACTTAATACTAATAGATGTACTTTTGTGGAACAATTTGAACAAGCACCATTATTAAATGCAGCAATAGCTGTTGGAGCAAATCTTAATTATGAAGTTCTTGGAACAAATATGACAAGTGCATTATCAACATTTTGTACAACCAGAAGTGGAATCAGAATGACTACTGCAGGAGCAGATAATGATCAAGCTTATTTATGGCCTCATGCAGATACTAAACAAACAGCTTTAACAAATACTCTTTGGGGAACTGAAAACCAAGTATCATGGGAAGCAATTTTAACAACTGGTGATGATATTACAACAGGTGTTCTTTTATGGGCAGGTCTTAAATTAACAGTAGATCCAACTGTTGCAACTGATGACAATCAAGCATTTTTTAGATTTAGCACAGATGATTCTGATACAAATTGGGAAATTGTTTACAGTATTGCAGGAACAGATGTGACAGTAGATTCAGGAATTGCTGTAGCAGTAAGTACACAATATAAGTTAAGAATAGATATTGATGATGATAGAGTTGCAAAATTTTATATTAATGATGTTTTAATTAAAACTACAGCTGCTTTAGCAAATGATATAGACTTAATTCCATTTATTGGAGTTCAAGCTTTAAGTGGAACTGCAGAATTTCTTGAAGTGCAAAGATCAACTATTTCAAGAGTATTTTTTGAGTAAATTTTTTTATTTTTTTATTTTATCTGAAATCTTTGACGGAACAGATATAAAACAAGCGAGGGAAAAAACATGGCAATAGATATATTTACTGAAGCAGTAGATCAAATGGGTGTGGCTCAATCAAACAGAAACCTTTTGGCTAATCAGAACTGGCCTCAATACAAATCCTTAGAAGGTTCAATGACTTTTGCAGGAGCAACAACTAATGATCCTGGAGATTATGATGGGACAGGAAACCCAGCAACTCTTTTTACAATAACTGGAGTAGTAGAAATTTCAATTTTTGCTATTTGCACAACTGCTCTTGTTGGAACATCTGCAACAATTGAAGTTGGAACTGCAAAAACTACTGCTGGATTAATAGCATTAACAACTGCAAATACTATTATAGCTGATGAAATTTGGCATGATGCATCTTCAGATGCAACCGTTGAATTAACAAGTGTTATTTTAAGAAATATTGTTAGTGAAAATATTATTCAAACAGTTAAAACAGCAAATATTACAGCTGGAGTAATAAAATATATTGTGAGATGGTCTCCAATATCAAGTGATGGAAATGTTGTAAGCGCATTATAAAAATGACTACTGTGGATAAATATAAATTGAAAATTACAGTCGCAACATCTATTGTAGTAATACTTTTTATTATTATAACAAGTACAGCATTAGCAACTTGGAAAGCTGAAGTATGTGCAGAACATAAAGAATTAGATGATCGAGTAACTCATGTTGGAGAAAAACATATAGAACTTAGAGCAGATATTGAAGCGCTTGAAATTAGAGCAAATGATAAAGATGTGCAATTTGCAACTATTAGCACACAACTTGCAGGAATTCAAACATCATTAATAGAAATAAAAGATGAATTAAAAAACGAGTGAGGTAGAACAATGAAATTTAAAAACATAACAAAACAAGTAATCAACATGAAGGTTGATGGTGAATGGGCAGCTATAGAACCAGAAGAATTTATTGAAATATCATATTCTTTAGGAAAAAATCAAGAAGGACTTCAATTGGAAGAACTAGAAGAAAATGTTTTTGAAGAAGAAGATTTTGAAGAAGTAGATTCAGACTATGATTATCTTGAAGAATCAGAATTAAAATCAATGACTAAAGATAAACTTAATGATTATGCTTCAGATATAGGATTGAAAGAACTTACTACTTCAATAAAGAAATCTGAAATGATTGAGGAAATATTAAAATATCAAAATGAAAATTAACAAGATATTAATGTCAATAGTTTTTTTATTCTTTATGTCTAG